GACAAAGGTGATAAAGGTGACAAGGGAGATCAGGGGATACAAGGTATTCAGGGGCCAATCGGTCCCAAAGGTGAGATCGGCTTAACTGGCTCGGCAGGAGTAAAAGGCGATAAAGGAGATACTGGTGCCCAGGGTCCGCAGGGCTTACGCGGTGAAAACGGTATATCCTGCGACTGGCAGTGGTCCGGCACCAGTTTGCGTATCTACGGAGCTTCCGGGTGGAGTAGCTATGTAAATTTACTTGGCCCTCAAGGTCCGAAGGGCGACACTGGAGCGACTGGACCCGCTGGCGCTAAAGGAGCAACCGGAGCAACTGGTCCGCAAGGTCCTGCCGGTGCTCGTGGAGCGACTGGTCCAGCCGGGTCAAATGGCTCTAATGGAGTTTCCTGCGACTGGCAGTGGTCAGGAACCAGCTTGCGGATTTACGGTGCATCCGGTTGGAGCAGCTACGTAAACCTTAAAGGCGCAACGGGGGATAGAGGCGCTACAGGTGCAACCGGTCCTCAAGGTCCCAAAGGAGATACAGGTGCACGCGGTGCAACTGGAGCAACCGGACCGCAAGGCCCTAAAGGGGATTCTGGTGTATTTGATGGGGGTACGGTAAGTAGTACTATCTATTTTAACTTTTCGGGAGCTATGATTTATAGCCGGTATACAAATGGAGGATGTGGTGTTCAGGCAACACAGACATCAATGCAGTTATATACGGGGCAAGGATCGGCTAAAGTCTCAATGGTAAATGGTGGTACTGAAATGTTTTATACGACATCATCTATTGTAGCTGCTGCCAAATCCGTTACGGTAGTATCTGATATGCGGTACAAAAACATGATACGTCCGTTCGAATCCGTACTGGATAAGATCAATAGGCTTAATCCATTTTACTTTTACTATAAAGGAGATGAGCCAGACAATGTGTATGGAGGTTTGTCGGCGCAAGAGTTGTTGACCGTTTATCCTGAATTTGTCAGACACTTAGACGATCATTATTCGGTCGATTATGGGAGCCTCACAACCTGTATAGCCATTAGGGGGATACAGGAACTACTTGAAAGAATAGAAAGTTTAGAACAAAAAATATCAGCGTAAAATGAAGAAAGAAGAAATTGTGAATTTGAATCGTACACTATTGTATGTGTCGTTCGGAAACATGAGTAAGGCTGGCAAATCAGCCATGATGCGTAATTTGGTCCGGTTGGGAAAACACTCGAAGGAAATCGAGGAAGCTATGAAGATCGCTTTCGATAAGTTCAAACCGGCCGGCTTGGATGATCTTATGAAGAAGAAAGATCGGTCCGAAGAGGAACAGAAAGAACTTGATGGCCTGACAAAGAAGTTTGATTCGGACATTAAAGATTACACGTCTGAGCTCCTGGCCGAAGATGTTGAGATCGAGATGCACTATATCTCTGATGTAGACTTCGATGACCTGGTAGATGCTACTTCTAAGTCGACGAAAGAATTGACTGCCGGTAATTTTATGTATCTACGCGAATATCTGGTAAAGGAATGATTCCGGGCTTTATCATATTCGAAATTGTATTCTGGGTACTGTACTATATCGTTACCCGGAATATCAAATCTGATGTTGATTTGTGGAATGATGAACAGGAATAACGTAAAACCGCCCCGAATCTCGCGACCCAGAGCGGTTCAAAATATTAAACTCCTTCAAAGAAGGAGGTGTATGCAGCAAAAGTAATGTTTAATTTAAAAAAATGTAGTATGAAAAAGATTTTATTTTTAATTGTAGCTTTGATTTCTTTGATTTCAGGAAACATTTACGCTCAGGAAGTAGTCACGGACCCTGTTGTTAGTATTGTAATTGACCTCGGAACGTTTACCGGCATCGTAGCGGTAGTGTCAACCTTAGTTACACAGATCACAAAGGTTGTTCCGGCTATCTCGGACAGTAAGCTGATTAAGATCCTGATCTCAGTCGTTACCGGTATTGCGGTTTGTATGGCCTGTTGGCTATTGAAAGCAACTCCGTTACTCAATGATCTCGTGTGGTGGCAATCGCTTTTATATGGTTTGGCTACCGGATTGTCCGGATGCGGTTTTTACGATATCATCAAAGCGATCGGATCGTTGTTCGGTAAGCAGGACGAGGTGATACATTATAATAAGTAGTAAAAAAACTCCGCCTTCGAACTTCACAGCAGGAAGGCGGATACCTTAAATCTAATATTTGTATTACAATTAATAATACAAACTCACACAAAAGTAAGATTATATTTTAAAGTATGAAAATTAAGCGGGGAAGTACGGTATTATGTGATGCTTATCTGAAAAATAATAGCTTCACGGTTGATGAGATCATGGGTGAGCAAACGCTTACCCTAAACTTCTTGTCCCGTGATGTTATTGATTTTGAGGTCGGTGATTACGTGGAATGTGAGGGTGAAAGGTACAAGATCCGGTATAAGGAGAAGGTTACTAAGCGGGAGAAGTCGCTTGGCTGGGAGTATAATATACCGTTTTACTCAAGTAAATATGACCTGGAAGATGTCGTGTTCTTTCTAAATGGAAAGCCTGAGTACAAAAAGAATTTTGACTCTTATACCGGTACGGCAAGACAAATCCTTGAACTGATCGTTAAAAACATGAACCGCGAAGATTCGGGCTGGAAAGTTGGATCGTGTATAGAGTCTCGTCCCATAACCATATCATTTAAGGACAAGAGCGTTGGGAATGTCTTAGATGATACAGTTAAACAGATTGATACCGAGTATTGGATATCCCAGAAAACGGTTAGCATAGGGAAAAGAAAATACGACAGTAACGGCCTTGTGCTGGGGCAGGGCGAAGGTCTTGGATTTACCGAACTGGAAGTATCGTCTGTCGATGAAGAACGACCGACCACGGTTATTTACCCTTACGGCTCAGATAAAAACTTGGGGCCGGATTACGGTGCAGACTATTTGATGTTACCAGGCGGCCTGAAAGAGATGTCGAAGAATACCGACAAGTATGGACGACTAGGGCAGAAAAAGATACAGTTTGATCATATCTTTCCGAAAGGCGAATTTTTAGTGACTACGAAGATCGATGATTTGACATTACAAGCATCCGGTATTGACTTTAATTTGAAAGACTGTTTATTGGATGAAGTGGAGGCAATCGTCACATTCCAGGACGGTGGTCTAGCCGGATATGATCTGGCTATCGTCAAAGAGAGTGTGGATGACAAGATAAAGCAATTTAAGCTCAAAGAAAACAAAGAGGAAAATGCTTTGACGGTCCCTGGCGATATCAACTTCGCTGTCGGTGACAAGTTTATCCTTACCGGCATAAAGATGCCACAGGTCTATATTGATAATGCCTCTAGCCAACTAGCGGAAGAAGCTCAGACCTGGCTCGACGAACATTGCGAAAAGCGTATCCAGCTGAGAGGGAAATGCGATGAAGTGCTGTTTCGACAAATGAATCTATTCATTGCCTGTGGGCAGATGGTTGGGGTTTATTCCGATCAGCTAAAGATTGATCGAGAGATTCGGGTCACGAAAGTTAAGCGTTATATCGAAAATGACGACAAGCCGGCGTATCGATACGAGTTGACTTTATCTGACTTCCTGCAGGGTAATGGCTTCAAGGACTTGGTAAATGATGTCGATAAATTCCCGGATGAGATCGAGGATAAAGTTAAGCCGGTCCGCGAGTGGACTAAGCGGTCATGGCGTGATGTGATGGAGACGTTAGGTATGATGTTCGATCCGGAGGGGGATTATTTTACGGAGCTCATCAAGCCATTAGCCGTGCATACTGCTCAACTGATTGTAGGAACCAATTCTCAGCAGATGGATTTGATTGGAGTGAAGTTTATTCCTAATGCCGATAACGATCCTAACTACTTCAAAAATACAGCTGGAGAATTGGTTCATTTCACAGTAAGCGAAACAGTCAGGGAATGGTCTATCCCGGCGGCATCTTTCCGACTTAGTAATTCATTGGCCTATTATGTTTATGCCAAGTGTCCGAAGGAGGGTAGTGCTGGATCTATATTTGTCTCTGAACGGCAGATTAAGCTAGAGGCAGAAGCCGGTTATTACCATTTTTGGATTGGCGTACTGAATACTCCGGAGGATAGTATTCGCTCCTGGAACCCTAACTATGGTTTTACAGAGATAGCCGGGCAGACGATCACGACCGGTGTTATTAAGGACAAGTTGGCTCGATTGGTAGTTGATTTGGTGAATGCCCATATTATCGCAAAAAATGGGGCCACGATTTCGGGAAAGATTTTGTTTGGTGAAGGAACGTCTGGTTTAGAAAATATAAAGGAATGGCCGGCCGCAAAAAAGATAATTGACGATGCCGTTAGAGAAATAGACGAAACGAGTAAAGCCTTGACCGATTTTGAAGGAACCGTGAATGGAGCCTTTAAAGACGGAGTTATAGAACAGGCTGAAGCTAAAGCGATAGAGAAATATATCAATACTCTCAATACGGAGAAAGCTGACGCGGACGCTGTTTATACGAAGTTGTACTCCAATATATATCTTTTAGGTTCTCCGAAGACTGACCTGTTAAACTCGAAGATTACCTACAATGGTGCCCATACCAATCTTATTAAAGCGGTAAATGACGCTATTGCCGACGGTCGTACAACCGTGGCTGAGAAAAACAATGTCGATAGTAAGTTTACTGCCTACAAAAATGCTATTGCCGATTATAAATCAAAGGTGGAGGCTGCCAATAAGGCTATCCAGGATACGCTTAAAAGCTATTCGGACGAAGCTCTGGCAAAAGGAAAAGAGGCCTTTACGGCCGCCAGCAATGCCCAGGCTTCAGCAAACCAAGCTCAACAATCTGTATCAGGCCTGGGAAATTACATAGATGGCGCTTTTTCTGATGGCATAATACAGGAGTCAGAGGCCAAGGCTATCGAAAAGTACATCAATACAGTAAAAACCGATAAGGCAGCTGTAGAAGCTACTTACAATAAGTTATATGTCAATAGCTACTTGACCGGTACCGCAAAATCGGGATTACTCAATGCAAAGGTGACTCTGTTTGGAGCGATTGACAATCTACTGTCGGCAATCAATAGTGCTATTTCTGATGGTAAAACGACAGTTGCTGAGAAGAATAACGTCGACAGCAAGTTTTCATTATTCAATTCAGCTATGTCCTCATTTAACACAGCCGTGGAAACGGCCAATAAAGCTATCCAGGATACGCTTAAAAGCTATTCGGATAATGCGGCTTCAAATGTCCCTGATTCTTTTAAAGATTCTTTGGCTCAACGTTTGGGGTATACTAATTATGCCGCATTGGAAGCAGCTGCTGATGCCGGTAATACAGTTGTCAAAAACGGCAAAATTAATACTGTACTGCTCGAAGCAGCAGCAATTGTAGCGAAAGGAATTACGGCAGAAATGATAGAAGCCCTTGATATTGAAACAAGTAGGCTAAAAGTACTAAATGGAGCTAAAATCGGTAAATTTACAATAGAAGATGGATGGTTAACAGGCTATACGAGTGGTTTAGCGGATGCTTTATATAATGTGATAAAATTACGCCATACCAAAAGCTCTGATGGGTCATTTTCACAAATAACTTTAGGGTCGAATGTCAATAATAGTTTGTTTTCAAACCAACGTGTAACAGCTAGAATATACAATGGTATATCAAACAAAAATACGAGTATTTATGCTGGTTGGGGGGATTTTTACCGAAACACAGCCTTACAGCTGGAAGCAAATTACGCAGATGTCAATCTAGCCTTAGAAACTATAGGCGGTCGTATGCACAGAGGAAAGTTGTGGGAAATAGAAGAGGTGTCTCCTATAACAGGGGGAGGGACATATAGTCCACAGTTGAATGGTAGTATATATCTGTTTCGAGATTTAAAGGCCGATCTAACCTTTGAATTACCTCAATTTTCAACGATACAAGATATGTTTGGTAATTTTCAAAGTGGAGTGTCTGCTTCACAATACGGAATTTACACAATCAGAATTTTTATTGATAGATACTGTTCGTACAGGGTACTCGTTGCAGGAACATCGACGACCCCGTTATTGAATCATAATGGAGACATACAAAACGATGCCTCTGGTGTATCCTATGGTGCACGATGGATGAGTAGAGGAGATTTTATGGTTTTAGTTTTTTACAACAAAGCTTGGTATATACAAAGCCTTTCAAATTAGTATGATATGAAAATATATGTAAGGAATAGTGATGGATTCGTATTGAATAGTTACCAATTCAATAGCTCTTTTCCCGGTGGAATTAATAATGAGACGATGTATGCCGGAGAAGATTGTACGATATATGACATCTCAGATATCCCCAATGATCCGGATCAGAAGTATTATTTTAAGAACTACTATTATAAAGATGGAGTTCTTGAGCTTAAATATACTCTTGAAACTTATGAGGTTGAGAAAGAGATCGATCGGCTGAAAAAAGAACTCTCTGACTCCGACTACATTGTGATTAAATCCTACGAGGCAACAATGATCGGACAACCGGTAGAGTACAACATGGGCGAAATACATGTTTCCCGACAAGAGTTACGGGATAAGATAAATGAGTTAGAAGAATTATTAAATCAAGAAGGAGGTGTGAAGTGAACATAGAATTAACGGACATAATAACAATCGTCGGAACGATGGGTGGATTCGAAGCAGTGAAATGGATTATCGGTTTCTATACGAACCGAAAGACAAATGCACGTATCGAGGATGCCCATGCAGATGTGGAGGAATTCAAGGCTTTACGTGAGTATAACGAGTTCCTGCAAAAACAGCTGTCAGAAAAAGAAGAACGCTTTGTAGAACAAACCGGAAGGCTTCGACAGGTACAGGATGAGCTTTTTACTTTGAAAGAGAGCTATTCGGATGTCAAGCTGGAACTTGCTTTGAAACGATGTGAACGTAAGAAGTGTGGCGATCGTGAACCGCAGAACGGTTATTAATGAAGGAGGATAAAAATGAAGAAAGAATTACCCAGAGGATTAAGAAACAATAACCCCGGAAACATCCGTATCAATAATGATCTGTTTCAGGGGGAGATTAGGCCGAGCAAAGACAAGTCTTTTAAGCAGTTCGAATCAATGGCGCACGGCTATCGGGCTATATTCAAGATATTGCGAAGCTACTATAATAACTATCACCTTGACACCATTCGCAAGATGATTACCCGTTGGGCACCACAGAAAGAGAACCATACGGAAAAGTACATCCGGTTTGTATCTGGTTACGCCGGTATCCCTGCCGATGATCCGATTAATGTAAATAATCGGGAACAGATGATTCGGATAGTGGCAGGTATGAGCCGTATGGAGAATGGGAAAGATGCTGAGATGTCGGATGTTATTGCCGGGTGGAATCTGCTATGAAATCTTGGCGTATCATTTGTGTGCTGTTGCTTTGTACTGCCTGTTTCTTTGTCGGCAGGCGTACAAGGCAACCTGTGGCTTGTGGCGTAATCCGGGCAGATACGATAACCATTCGAGACACGTTACGCGATTCGGTTCCCTATCCGATATACGAAACCCTTATAAGGGAAGTTCCGGAGCCTTTCCCGGTTTACATAACCCGGCAAGGCGATACGGTCCACGATACGATATATATTCCTGTTCCTATTTCCCAAAAAGAATATGCTACGGACAACTATCGTGCATGGGTTAGCGGTTATAACGCTGCCTTGGATAGCATAGATGTGTTCCCAAAGACTGCTTACATAACGAAAAAGGTTCCGGTTCGTAAGTGGGGGTTGGGACTCATTGGTGGATATGGTATCGGTCAATCTGGCTTATCTCCTTATATAGGCATTGGGGGATATTATAGGATTTGGTAACATTAATGGTTCATTGTTATTTGGATGGCTGTTTTTTGATGATAATCCAAATAAAATTCATTACCTTGCAAAACTTAATTCATAAAATAGAAAACAAAAATGAACGATACTCAATTTGAACTGGCTCTTATAGAGAGAAAAGTAGATAATAGCCCGGTGCAACAAAGATTATTGGATGGTTATGTGAATGCTACTGCACTTTGTAAGGCGGCGGGCAAAAATTTTGCTGATTACAAAAGATTAAAAGGTACAGATGATTTTTTGAAAGAGCTTAGTTCCGATGTGGGAATTCCCATAACGGAACTAATACAGACAATTACAGGTGGAATACCTCAAGCACAAGGTACTTGGGTACATCCACAAGTAGCAATAAATTTAGCTCAATGGGCTTCTCCCAAATTTGCGGTATTGGTTTCCAAATGGGTATTTGAATGGATGAATGGAAATATTCCGAAAGCTAAAAGCTTACCATATCATTTGCAACGGTATATGATGAATAGGACTCAGATTCCACCTACACATTTTTCCATATTCAATGAGATTGTATATAATCTGATAGCTCCATTGGAGGATCGAGGCTACCAGCTTCCAGATAGTATGGTTCCTGATATATCGGAAGGTCGTATGTTTGCAAGCTGGGTAAGAAATGTTAAGAAATTGGAGCCTAACGATTTTCCAACCTATACCCATACATATCCCGATGGAAGGAGTATCCCGAATGTGAAATTGTATCCTAATTTCTTGCTTGGAGACTTTCGGGATCATTTTCATAATGAGTGGTTGATAAAGAACTCATATAAATATTTTAAAGAACGGGATAGTAATGCTCTTCCTTATTTGCAGGAAATGGTTGCGGCTTTACCTGAATCCCAAAAGACACAAGCTTTGTTACAATGGAAAAAATCTAAGAAATAGAAATTTTTCGATTAATTTGGTTTGTCGCCGAATGTTGAGGTTGATAGATTTTATATAATATGGTTTATTATAAATTTACATTTTTATTCGTAAATGAGTCAAGTTCCTTTTAGAAGAATAGTTGTTTTGATAAAAGGTTTTTCAAAAACAGCATATGAATATCAATTAGACTGTTCCTATTTGTCAAAATATATCGAATATTTTAAAAGTATTGCGGGCGGTGCTTTTGAAGACAATGAGATATTGGAAATAAAGAAATGTTCTGTTGATATGCTAAAAAAAATGATGGTTGAAATAAGAGTAGATTTTGCTGTAATTGTGTATGTTGGTCATGGTGCAACGCAAGATAACTATCAATTATTTCAATTATCAGAAAATGAGATTATAAAACCGGGGCAATTTGTTTCTATTTCAGAAAAGGTATTGGTAATATTAGAAAGTTGTCGATGTAAGATCAATGGTATAAATGCTATTGATCTTACTGATAAAATTCCTAACTTTAGAGATGGTGGAATTGTAAGACGTAAAATTTCAAGAGAAGAGTCAAGGCATAGATATATAGGACAAATAAAAAAATGTCATATAGGTTTAGTTGTTTGTTTTGCATGTTCAGAAGACGAAGAGGCTTTAGATTATATATTTACGACCGAATTGTTAGAACACGCAATGAATTGGTATTCAAATAGAGAAAATTATAATCCAGTATTGTCTATTGTTGATGTGATGAAGTATATATCTATTTCGTTAAGTATATTTAAGCCTGATATTAAACAGCATCCAGTATTTGTTGGAGTAGAACAATTCCCTTTTGTAATCAGTCGATATTAGTGGAAATATAGGCAATATAAAAATTACCAATTCTACTGTAGGGTTGATTTGTGATTTTGTTTTTCAGTCTTTAAAGTGCTATGCCGGACTTAATCTGGCATAGCACAAATTTAACATCATCGTCAAAACAACAGCTTCCCCTCCTTCTTCTCCACCACCGCCTTGAAAACACTTTTGTAGGTCTCATACAACTCCTTCCGGTTTTCCGGTCCCGGCCAATCCGCGAAAGATTCTCCGGCGAAGAACTTCCAAGCGAAGATCCGTTTGGCTTTTTCGGACAATCCCAACTGGTCGATCAGGTTCCGGATATCTTGCATACGTTCCCGGATATACTCGGAACGGTCCGGGCTGTCGTCGGGTTCGTCGATGATGTTCAGCCGTCGCCAATCCACATTCTCATCTACCGGGATAGGCTTGTATTTATGCCGGTAGGGAGACGTGTCCGAGGTAACGTTCAGCTTTATCATTTGCAGGATATA